GAATACCAGTTGCTTTCAATGCTTGATTAATAGCAATAGTCTGTGACACCAATGCATTGCCATACGAAAACATAATCGTATTGGTCGTAGTATCAAATAGAGGACCACTGCCAGAGATAGACGCACAACAGCCGCCTGGATCGGCACCATAAGTGATACCTTCCCAAGCTTGTTGATCTATGAGGTTTTGGCTGGTATCTGCTTTAGAGACCGATAAGCAGGAGAGTAACAATACCCCAGCCAATATACGCAGTATTTTCATTCTTATCCTCAACAACTGGTTCTACGCTACTAGTCTTGCCTGCTTGCTTCCAGGCTTCTTTAGCTTCAGGACCAATCTTACCTTCGTACGGACATGGCGTTCCTGCCATCAACATTGCATCAAAGACTCTTGGGTCTTGGCATAATGTAGAAATGGCAGCAACCTTCATACCCATATCGTAAAGGGTCTTGGATAACTTTAATCGTTCGCAATTCATATCACGCACAGTAGTGGCACCCGAGATACCTAGTATCTGAGTCTGTACTGCGCCTGATACACCGACCGTACATAGGTCAGTGTTACTAGCATTTATTGATGGTGATATTGCACTTGGTGGCGGAGACTTGACGGTAGTCTCGGCCTTTGATGTCGAATTTACTGTGCTGCTTGAAGTCGAATCAGTGACGATTGGTTGAGCAATCGTGATGGATGTAGAAATAATAAAGCTAACAGCAATTGCTAGCTTCTTGTACATTATGTTTCCTTTAATGCAAATAAAATATAGGGTTCATCTTATTTATAAAAAAAGGAACCTTAAGGTTCCTTTTATTGTTTTTTCTGGGATTCCAGATAATCCTCAACGTTATCCTTTAATGTTTGAGGCAACGGTTGTCCGTTCTTTTTAGTTTCGTTACCATCGCGACCAAATATTGCGTCCCATCGTTCAGCATATTCCTGATTACTTACACTGAATGGTCGAGGTGCTGAACCTTTTCCACCATCTGACATAGTATTCTCCTTTAAAATATAGACTTATTATATATCAAAAATGAAATGGGCACTTGCTTTTAGATTCCATTGCAATTTTTGCTTTTTTAGACCTATTATATGTGCCACCAAATGTATTCATCATGGTCGTTATCCTAGAATATTCTAGGCTGTCTACTAGATGACACCGCATTTCGACTTCGTCTTCCGTCTGAGGAATTATATAATACATCGGCGTTCCAGCAATAATATTAAATTGCGGAATGTCATTCTCAACGAATACGTTAATATTTGTTGCATTCTGATAGTAGAAATTCAATGTACCTGGAAGAATAGTCATCTTGTTCCAAATATTCATTGTATGATACGTTGCTGGTAGCATTGTAAAATATGTTTTACTTTTAGAAGAAGCTAACCACGGTGATGTAAATTTATGATGTTTTTTAGATCCAAAATAAGGTTTATCGATAATATCATACTGCAATTCCGGATGCGAAATACCATGAGTATTGCCCTGACCATCTGAAACCTCTAGTCCTGTTTCATTTGTTGCGATTGCGACATCTGCCCAAAATGGAAAAATCCAAGTATTTGCAAACATCGTATTGATGCCTTCGCACTTTTTGATGGATGAAGTTTTTGAAACAAGTGAAGTTCCAGATATAGGTTGCGTCAAAGTTGCTGGAAGACGTTTCCACCAACCAGGATAATCATCTTTGCCAAACTTTCTAATCTGGTGGAATGTGTACACAGCCTTATCTGTAGTATACCAATCTACTACTACTTTTTTGCGTTTAAACCAAAACATCGTATATTCATCCTTTAATATATTTTAGTTGGAACAACATAACTTTTTTTATTTAAAATTAGTTTATTCTTATCATCTGTAATTTCAAAATCTTTAATCTGACTAATGCCATGTAAGTGTTTTGCCCAACTATTTATACGTTGATTAGATGGGAACATCATTTTTGTTGTGTATTCAAATCCATGTTCCCATTGAACAAATATATTTACGTATTTTGCATCCATGCTTTAATATTATTGGTACACCCACTAGGACTTGAACCTAGGACCAATGGATTATGAGTCCACTGCTCTAACCAACTGAGCTATAGGTGTACTGTATTAATCCCTCAGAAGTTTAATCATTCGTTCGGCCAGTGCTTTGAACCATGCTTCGTCATGTCCACGAGTTGTCTCTGCAGCAACTCCAATACGTACACCACTGGTTTCAACAAAGCCGCGAGTATCACCAGGTACACCATTCTTATTTGCGGTAATACCGTTTGCTTCCAATAAGTCAGCAAACTGACGACCACTATATTTCTCTTTGTTCAAGTTGATTGTCATCATGTGGCATTGTGTTCCACCTGATACAACATCAACACCGGCATCCATAAATGTTTGTGCCATTGCATGTGCATTGATACGTATACGTTTAGCATATAGCTTAAACTCAGGCTGGAGTGCTTCATAGAAACATTGTGCTTTGGCAGCAATAATATGCATCAATGGACCACCTTGAGTTCCAGGAAATACTGCGCCGTTGATCTTCTTGCTAAAGTCTTCTTCATCCCACATAATCATACCACCACGAGGACCTCGCAATGTCTTATGTGTTGTTGTAGTCACTACATCTGCATATGGGAATGGACTTGGGTATTCGCCACCGGCAACCAATCCTGAGTAGTGACTGACGTCTGCAAGTAGAATAGCACCAACTGAATCAGCAATTGCACGGAATGCTTCCCAATCAATGACTTGACTGTATGCACTGGCACCAGCAATAATCATTTTGGGTTGATACAAATTTGCTTTATCAGCAATGTCTTGGTAATCAAGACGCCCGTTACTATCAACACCATAGCTATAAGACGTAAACCATCTGCCGCTAACGTTGACACCAGCACCATGTGATAAATGTCCACCACTTGCCAAGTCCATACCAAGGATAACATCGCCTGGACTCAAGAATGCTTTGAACACTGCTAGGTTAGCATTGGCACCAGAATGAGGTTGGACGTTTGCGTATTTACAACCAAACAACTCAGTAGCGTATTCAATCGCAAGTTCTTCAACCTTATCAACTTCTTCGCATCCATTGTAATAACGTTTTCCAGGAAGACCTTCGGCGTACTTATTGGTAAGAATACTACCGCATAGTTCCATTACTGCATCGCTAGTGAAGTTTTCGCTGGCAATAAGTTCGATTGTATCCTGTTGTCTAACACCTTCGTCGGCAACAATTAGTTTAATTCGTGGATCAATCATTTTGTTTTAAGTACCCATTCTGCCAATTCTTTAACCTGGGCATCAGTTAATTGAGGTTGTGCAGGCATAGGAATTACACCCCATACACCACTACCTCCTGATTTAATTTTCTTAGTCAAATATTCAACTGCGTCTTTGCGTCCTGCGTATTTAGCAGCCACATCTTTATATGCTGGCCCAACCAGTTTCTTGTCCACAGCATGACAAGCTAAACACATATTTTTTTGTGCAAGAGCACGGGTATCTGCCATAGATACAGTTGCAGTCACGGCAAGAGCAATTGTTAATAATAGTTTTTTCATATCGATTCCTTATGTGATTAAATGACTAGTATATCCGTCTTTAAGACTTCTATTAACTTCCCAATCGCCAAGATCGTTCCATTCTCTTTGAGAATTTATAGATTCTGTATTGACGTATTTTAGGTTCCTATTGATCTGTGCATCGGATCCAACATTAATAAATATCGATCCTGGCTTTGCGTCACGCTTAAATAGATACCAAGCTTTTGCATCATAAGCACCAGTCGTGGGAAATGGCATGGTATCTGCGTCAGGGGTCTTTGTGAGAAAGGGGATTGTTGCGGACTCTATAATAGCTTCACCCTTCTCGCCATCTTTAATATTGCGAGCAACCGCAACGCCTCTTGGAGTGGCATTCGGCCAACCGAGTTGAAGTGCGCGAATCATCGTACCAGTTGATACTGCGCAATAGATTTCTGCAGGATCCTTGCCAAGATCGTTGGACACTGTTCGACACATGTTGATGAGTCCAGCGGTAACAATTGGAGTCTCTTTAAATCCAAATGGAATGTATCCATATCCGCGTTGGATAGCCCACTTCTTTGCATAACCATTTAACATAGGCATTGCTGCTGTCTTAAAGAACCGAACTTCAACGTTCTCATAAGCAAATACAGATCCTTGGTGATCTGATACTTGCTTAGATGCTGGCATAAAGAATACAACCTTCTTGCCGTATTCACGAGCAATAGCAGCGATTGCGTCGGGAGCGTGACCTTGACGTGGAGCTACGTATACAAATGTATCGCGAGGAGAATCAGATATCACGCGCTCACCGCCGAAAGCTTTTAGTCCGCCTGGTGCAAGATCTGCACGTAGAATATATTTGTCTTCATACTCTTCTACTACTGGTGTACCAAACCTAGATTTATATGTACCCCACATATCGAGGTAGTAGTCGCGCCCATCTGCACGATCCATACCTAAATATAAATCTTTGTTAGTTTCACTCTGCGTAACTTGGTATAAAGCTTTACCCATAATTCTACCTTTTATAAATGGAGCGGGATAGGAGAATCGAACTCCTAACGGAAGATTGGAAATCTACAGTTTTCCCATTAAACTAATCCCGCATGGCCTGCCCTGAGAGGTTCGAACTCCCGACCCACAGCTTAGAAGGCTGTTGCTCTATCCAACTGAGCTAAGGGCAGGAATCTACCTTATACTTATGTTACCTGAAGGAAATCTAACATCCACAGAATATCTAGTGACTGCACAAGAAGCCATCATAAGACTAATAAAAATTATTATAACATTTTTCATAATATAATTCAGGGATTATTGAAGTATAGGTGGGGAGTCCGTAGACTCCCCGTGCCTTCACACGGCAGTATCTTATACTAGATTTGCTACAGCTTTTAGATAGTTAACAACTGTATCTGGATGTGTCTCTCCATATGGATCACCTGGTGCAAGATCCATAATACCTGGTTCCACAAACGTACGTTCTACGATGCAATCTTTGATGACTGCCGCATAACGCCATGAGCGGTAACCAAAGCCGAGATTCTTTTTGCTAACAAGCATTCCCATTCCGGTAGTAAATTCGCCATTACCATCCGGTAGCGCTTTCAGCTTTTCTACTTTTTGGTCGATCATCCATTTACGCATAACGAATGCATCATTAACAGATACGACATAAACTTCGTCAATGCCAAGAGAACGAATCTCCTCGTATGCCGCCTCAAACCCAGGAACCTGGAATGTAGAACATGTAGGAGTAAATGCTCCTGGAAGTGAAAAGATTACTACGCGCTTATTTAAAAACAAGTCTTTACTTGTTTGCAATTCCCATCGGAAAGGATTATCTCCTCCGATACTCTCATCACGAACACGCATATAAAATGTCGTGTCAGGCACAAATTTCAAACTCATTATATTCTCCAAATGGTGCGACTGGCCAGAATCGAACTGGCATGACTTGCGTCGACAGATTTTAAGTCTGTTGTGTATACCAATTTCACCACAGTCGCATTGTTAATTAACGGCCTTGACCGCGATATTTTTTGTGATCTTTACGACATTTATTTGCACTGGCAGTTTTACTACCATTTTGGCAAGTTCCTTTATGCACCTTGCGGCGTACTTCTTTTCCTTTTACAGCTGCCATTATAACATACTCCTTAATAAAAATGTATGGTGCGGGTGAAGGGACTCGAACCCCCACGTCTTTCAACGCTAGAACCTAAATCTAGTGCGGCTACCAATTACGCCACACCCGCTTTTGTTAGTGACGGTTACGAACTTCCGTCGTGATTTTATCGTAATCACCGTAAAAATTGACTAGAGTCAACTCGATTTGCACGTTCAACTTTCGTTGAATTACGCTGCGAGGCGTGTAATAATGGTCGGAGATGTAGGATTCGAACCTACGATTTCTCGGTCCCAAACCGAGCGGATTAACCAGACTCTCCTAATCTCCGAGGCACTTGCATGGGTTCTTTCTTATTATAACACAATTTGTATTATATACATCTTTGGTGGAAGTGATAGGGATCGAACCTATTGTGACTTACGTCGGCGGAGTTACAGTCCGCTGCCATACCATTACGGCGGCACTTCCAAAAATGGCTCCTCGAGTAGGGCTCGAACCTACGACCAACAGATTAACAGTCTGCTGCTCTACCAACTGAGCTATCGAGGAATGGTGCCGGATGTCGGGTTCGAACTGACGACCTACCGCTTACAAGGCGGTTGCTCTACCACTGAGCTAATCCGGCTAATCAAAATCAATTATACACTTTTTATTATTTTATAGATAATGCATTCTTCAACGTGCGAAATATTTATACACATTTCATCAATAACGTTCGTATACATACACATCGACGTGTGATGCGTTTCTAAGGCCATCGACAATATTGCCAAAATAGTCATAAGAGCGCAAAGCATTTTTGCGCATTCCAGTGCCATAAGGATATACGTTGACAGACTTTTTAAAAAAAGGTTTGCGGCCGCGCATTACAACGCGGTATTTTTTCTTTGAAATTTTATTTAAAGCAGAAATATTTTTTTTCAATTCACCGATTTGAATCATATCAGAAGCAGACATTGTATCGGCAGTAAAACGATAAGATGCGGATTGACGAATCATGTTAATAGTCCTCTGTTTGTCTATGGATTAATTATAACAAAATATCGAATTCTTGTACATAGTAGTACACTAAAAAAGTATACTATTTTTGTAATACTTAGGTACTAAAAAGGGGTCCGAAGACCCCTAAAAATTTAATACCCTAGTATTATATTAATCATTTTTAAGTATCAACAGAGCTAAGTCGCGACGACCTAGTCTGGTTAGTTCAGCGGCAGCTCTAGCTTTACCGATAGACGCAAAAAACGTTTGAACATTACGTAGAATCTTCATACGATGAACCCTCCATTTTTGCGCTCGTATATACGAGCCCAATATTCTACTTCTGCAGAAGACTGTGGGTTTTTACTGATAATGAATGCTTCAAATTGATAGTGGGGTGTCGGCGTTAGTGCCGCCATAATTTTTTTAATTATTGTTTTCATATAATCCTTTTGAGATTTTACACGCGAAAATGCCTGGGCAAGGATCACTCACCCAGGCGGCGATTTCTTATTTGTAGATGGGACCTGTAGGCTGATTAAACCAAGTTTCCCATTCCTCGTCGGAAACGGGCCACATGATTAGTCTTTCTTAGATACGAAAGAATAAAATTCCGTAGCCTTTTTCATCAATTCATCGGTCGAATAAGGTGCCAAAGCAGCCTGCATTTCTTCGGCTGTTTTCTTACCTTGTTCAAACATTTGCTGGGTGAACACATAGTTCATTTCCCACTGTTTGTCCATGTAGTCTTTAGCCATATGAAGCATTTCAGAGCGGATTTCGAAGGGATTTTTAGACATGATCGACTACTCCTTTATTGATTTGCTTAACGATATCAGCTGTTTTTTGAACAACTTCCCCGCCTTTAGCAATCTGATCTTTATAGAAAGAGTAGGTATATGCGTTGAATGCTTTTTCGAAAGCTTTCCAGCCTTCTACTTTAAGATCAACAAATGAATTGATGAATTCGGCATTGTGCTGCGCCACAGCTTTTAATGTGTACATATGTACCTCCTTGTGTGTGTGTATGGAACATTAAGGCTGTTCCTGTGCCTTCATACTATTTATATAATCTGCACCCTTCCAGAGTACTTCATCAGTAAAATAATCTCGGACTTCAAATAAAGTTATATCAAACTTGTGTTGAAAACATGAATTAATCACATTGTTAATTGCACCATAGTCAGACTTGGCCCAACCGACCTCTTTGCCGTCTTTGAATATTTTACTTTTTCTTTTCATTTTATATCTGACTCTGTATCCGGGATCGTTTTATCTTCTCGAATCTCAATAAACCTAGGAAGGAATAACGACTTCCCACCTTGTTTATTCTCAATCTTGGCATTATATACTACTGCCACAATCCTACCAATGAGATTATCGCGGTCGATCCAAAGACTATCTCTAAGACTATCGCTAAACCCAGAACCAATAGAGACGGTGATAGGGATAGTGTCCGATTGTCTGGAGCTACATATAAGTGCGCCAAGCTTTCCAACATATTTTCCAGTGCCTTCTTCATAGCCAATTATCTCCAAATCACAGTCAAGTTCGGCTTTGAATTTTAGCTGATGCTTAACTCGTTTATCTTCCCATGGACTGTCTATGTCCTTGAGTATAATTCCCTCTTGGCCGTCAGCAAGATAACGGTCAAACGCCGCTCGAGCATCAGCAATCTCTGAGACAATTTCATGTTCCACCAACCTGACGGAGCTACCATGAATAAAGCTCTTAAGATACGCAATACGATTCCTGTAAGGAACACTACTATAACCACTAATAAAATCTTCATAGTCAATCACATCCCAAATAGTCGCACGAACTAATTTAGCTTCTGATGCAGTAATCGTGCCTTTCACTGCTTTGTTGAGGATGCCATTACCAGTTTGACGGTCACATACTGCGCCATCATCTGCTTCAATTAAAAGTTCGCCATCGTATACTTTATTCTTATATCCGGATAATGCAATAAAGAATTCGTCTAGATGTGAAATCCCTTGGATTTCTTTTCCATTGCGACTACGATAATCTACTAAGCCATCTTTTACAATAGCGTTAAATCTCATGCCATCCATTTTAAGTTGGACCATTGCAGGCCACTTCATCTTTCCAAGTGTTTTCTCATCGGCCGGAGAACATAACATGCATGGGTATTCATGAATTAGTTTAGGCCAGATCTTATTTGCTGTAGATGCTGATGCACCGCAACGTAAATCTTTACCTATAACTAATTCAATAACTTTTGCAGTGGTTTCTGGTACATTACATAAAATATTACGTAAATGCTCTATACCAGCATTACCCGTCACTTTCCTCATAGACAACAGACTAAGTTGATTTAAAGCTTCAGGTAAACCAATATTGACGTTTTCAATTTGCTTGTATTGTGGAATCTTACGAATATAAAACTGGGTGAAGGGATCGTAAGCGAGACGAAAGACTTCTTTCAAAATATTATTCATACTGTTGGCTTTTAGGATAGCTTCCTTCTCCAATCGAGAAGGAGTAGCTTCAATATCCTTAAGAATTTGATATACCATCTTTAATCTTTCTAATCACTTCAGCGGAGTCTACATAGTCAGAGGTTAACATCAGCAATTTGTCCATCTGAAATTCAACCTTTTCCAATAGTATCTCTACATACGTCATGTATTCTTCTGGTAAATCTTCCAACCATGCTTTGAGTTCATTGTCACCCATTGATAGAATGAACTCAAAGTTATTTTGATCTTGGTCTTCCACGCTTTTTTTCCTGTACCTGTCTTGCAATGAACCCGTAATCTGCTGCAAGATCTGCAGTAATGTTCTTGTATAGTTTATCTAACTTTTGGTCTTTAATGGCACATAATACTTTTGCCTCGGATGGATGCACACTTTCCAACAGTTCGATAAACAATGCTTCACGACGAAGTTGAGCCAATGGCTGAGACTTAGTGAAGATATACAGCCTTCGAAGTTCCTGATTAAAACTTGCAGGAGACATTCCAAGCGGACCGTCATCCTTTTTAAATGGAGGATCACCTTCAGGCAATTCAAATTTTTGTTCT